ATGTCATCACCGAGGAGAACGTAGTTTTGGAACAACCTGTCCCGCCCCGCCCGCATGGCAGCTATCTGGACCACAACATGGTGAGTCAGCGCAAAGCTGGCCCACGATGAAAGTGTGCCCATAGGCTGCCCTGCGGAATAGCGATAAGCGGTGCCCTTGTACCAATAGTCGCGCGCTGTGAGAAGGTGCAACCATAAGGTCGCTGCTCGATCTCCTATAAGGACGCTCAAGACCATGGCAATGAAGCCTCCCGGAAAGCGATCTGTGGCCGCTGACAAATCGAAGCAATAAAGCTTTTGACTAGTCGCAGTCCATTTCGCAACCCGGTCGGCCGCTTTGCCTTGGTCCCAGGTCCCGTCCATAGGGAGTTTCCGCAATACCTTCATCAGGTAATCGTGGAGCCCCTTACAGACGGTCTGGGTCCAGTAATCCGAGATGGCGAAGATTCTCTTCTTACCACAGGGTTCGTCTTTTACGCCTAACTTCCCTAAAGAAGCGAAGCGCGAAGGCAAAGCCCGTAGCAGGATAGGAAGCTCCGTCACAAGGATCCTGTGACAAGAGCGAGGGCCTCTACACGGCTAACGAGGGACGGTACACCAAGGAGTTGAGCAAACTCCTTGAACGTGGCCCAAAGGTCGCTTCCCTGCAAAGCAAAGGCGTCCCAATGGGCAGCCAATGTTGCATGTCCGTTAGGCCCCGAGCGGTTGGATTTCACTCCTTCCACCGGGACTTTCGGCGCAACATAGGCCCGTACCCCAAGCCACTTAAGGGCTAACTTAATCTCTTTCATCATTCGATTCCGCTTACTTTGGGAGGGGTCCCATTTCGTCGGTTCGGTGATGTTGGAGAATAGGATAACCCCCTTATGGTAGACGGTCCTCACAAATCCCAAGAGAGTGAGGGCGGTCCGAATGGCAGCGTTGTTCCCATCTAAGATCCCTTTCCGGATTACTCCGGGGAGGATAGTAGGTAGGCCCTTTGTCAGTCCTACACTGGATTTCCCTTGCGGGGATCCAGCTAGGTACTGTAGAAGGCAACGCTGACACTCCTTAAGGTACATTCCAAGACCCACCTTACCTCTCATTCGGTGTATCTTAGATACCCGAAAGAAGAAAGTAATTGGTGTGTCGAGGAAACCCACGGGCAGCCCCA